CAATGTCGCTGACTTTACCGCTGCCTCAGACTGTGCAGCCGCAAGTTGCTCAACCTCGGTTGACAACTCGCGCATAGTGCCCACCAGCGCCGACTGGTTGGCCAAACGATCAATCTCTGCACCCAGCGCGGCGAACTCGGGTACGGCATCAGCACCCTCTTTCCCAAGTGCAGCAACATCTGTTCGGAGTTGCTTGATGGCGTCAACACCAACTGTCTCAACAGATAGCGTCAATGGGACATCGAGTTTTGCAGTAGAAGCCATTAAAGTACCTCAGAAATAAAAAAGCGGGGACATGCCCCGCTTCCGTTGTTACACAGCCGTTTACCCGCTTAGATAGCCGCGTCAAGCAAGGTGACCACGAAGGGTTCAGTCTTGCCAGAGGGTGTTTTCAACCGGCCCGGCAGGCTGACCGATGCGAAGTCTTTGCCCAAGAAATCGAACGCGCTGGATGCGGCGATAACCGCTTCCCACACGTCCACGATGCAAGGCAGTCCGTCCACGAAGTTCTTACCGTCAAGACGGAACTTGCAGCGAATCTGTGCATCAGTACCACCGGCAATCTGAGTGCCGCTGATAGCACCGTAAGTACCGCTGACTTCCAGCACTGCGCCGTTAACGATAGCGCTGGTGCTGAGCACTTTGAGCATGCCCAAGCGGTGGTTGACTTCGTAATCAGTACCCAGCGCATAGGTGGTTGTGCCAGTCTCATCCTTGACGGTGAACGCAGCCGTAGCGATGTTCATGTGGCCAATCTCAACCCATGCACCCTTTTTGCAGGTAACTTCGACAGCAGTCATGGTGCCAGCGCCAACATTCAGTGTGCTGACAGTACCCAGCAAAGCAGCAACCAGGGTGTCACCGTTCACCTCTGCAAAGTCGCAGACAAAATCGAACGGTTGGGGGATGGTCACCGACTCGATAACCTGCCCGTAAGTCGTGCGACCTTTGGATACCATTTCCTTCAGATCAACCTTGGGCTTGATTTCAAACTTGGTCGATTCAAGGGGACCGGTAAAGTCATCGAACATACCGGTGGTCGAATTGAAGCGGGCAATGTAAAGGTCACCAGCGCCCAGAAAACCGCGTGCAGCACTCATAAATATCTCCAAAAAGTTGATGTCGCAATATGGACACTGACGAGGGAATTGTGGCCATCTGAAACAGGATTAACTAACGGCAAAATTTCGTCAAGGGTTCGTCAAATCCTCAACAAAGCTGACATCAATCTCGATGCTGGCGCACACGATCCCCACGCCATCCCCACGCGGCCCGATGTCGCGGCCTTTGTACTCAACACGGGCAACCTGCCCGCCCATCGTCACGCCATCTTTGAAAACGGCGCGTTTCAAGTCTTTCAACAACAGGTGCCCCATGTCGTTCGGGTGATCGGCGTCACAGGCGTGATACCCGATGAGGACGTATGTCTGAACAACCTCGGCTGACGGGATGCGGCCTGGACCCCGCGTAGGACTATCAGGCCCCTCAGCGAGTACCACGCAGGGCACTTGTGCATCGTCAATACGCCTGCGACCACGCAGGACTTTTAAGCCAATGTCTGTGTGGCTACCGTTTGCAACCGTGATCGTTCCCAACCGGGTAGCGAGTTCGGCTGCAATCTGACTTGCCTGGTGTATCGTGCTCATTCAAACTGCCTTTCCATGTACTGCGTTGCGTATGTGACCAAGTTATCTTCCAGCTGGTCACCAGCCTCGTCCAGCAGCCCGGCAGCGGTATGTCTGAACAGTTGATAAACGGAAGGACCGTAGCGCACCTTGTACGCACCTTCGCCCTTTGCCCCTTTGCTGCGAGTTGCAACGCCCATACCATTGCCGTTGTTCAGTTGGACCAGGAACCCATGCTCGATCATCTGGCGCGTACCGCGTGTGACCTCAACGCTGATACCTGCTTGTTTCTGGTCAACAGGGATGCCACGGGCCTTGTCACCCTTGCGCTTTGTACAGCCGGGCCATTTGCCGAACGAGTGCCCAGCGGCTGCAATGCGCTCGTTCGACCAGTTGACATCTTGTGTCTTTTGCAGCGCCCCGTAGTTGCGCAGCTGGGTTTGGTATGGCTTGCTGCCCTTGGCCAAAATAACTGCCTGCGCCCTGCCACTCGCAGATGCGTGCCTGACTTCCATCTTGCTCTTGACGTACTCGTCAGTGAGGTTGATGCCAGCGATCATGCGCGGGCGGGCTAACTCGTAAATCGCATCAGCTGTGTCATTGACAGCCTGCCTACTGACTTGCCCCAATGCCTCTGCGTTGATGTCACCTAATCGAGCAGCAAGACGCTGAACAGCCGTCGCATCAATAAGGATGCCAAACCCCATGATCAGGCTTTACGAATAATGAACTGTGTGGCTGCACCAAGGTCACTCAGCAGGACATCAAGCACGTAGTTACCGTCAGGATGCACCAGCGAGTCACCCACTTTTGGCAGGTCTGATTTGAGTATGGTTGCGACTGAGCGTTCAACCACCAAGTCACCTTTTGACGACACGGTTGTGCTACCGTATCCGTCGAATTGAACACCGTGTTTGATATTCACTTTGCGAGGGGGTGTTACAACTTCCCCTCGCAAAATGGAGTCCTCACCCAAGCGGGTAAGGACTCGTTGCGACATTCTTTCAAATGCCGCTTTCATGTTACGCAGTAATCTTGACGATGGCTGCGGGACGTGTGCAGAATGTCAAGGGGTTTGACTGGGCTTCAATGTCGATACCCTTGTTCATATCACGCGGCTCTTGTTTCGCGTAGTACGGCATACCCATCGTGTTGACGGTTTCCATGTAGTCGGCTGGAGCGAAGTTCATCACGAACAACTCTGGCACACCTTCAGGAACCATGTACGCTTCACCGGGTGCAATGAAGTCGATGCCGTTCACGTTGCCGCGATATTCTTCCCAGAACACGCCAGCAAAGAAGAACCCACCGCGCAAGTCAGCACGCAGGAACTCACCGTTCATGTAGCGGTCATACGCAGCCACAACAGATGCGTGTGCAACCAGCGCGTCAAAGAACGACGCAGAGCACAGAACACGCAAACCGCTATAGGTAAGACCACCCAAAGCAGCCTCAACTTTACGCTTGGCTTCGACCACCTTGTTACGCACGTTGGTGGTGGCGGTACCCAGCACCATTGAATGCGTTTGCTGAGTGACAGCAAATGCGTCGTACATGTTCAAGATGACAGTCGCACCGTCAGCATCCAAGACCTGACCTTTGATGGCACCCATGCGGTGATATTCAAGGGTCACGTCAATGTTGCGGCGCATGCGGCGCAGTTCGCGGTTGACCAAGTTGTTCACCGAATCCAACTCGCTCTCAGAGCCAAATGCACGCAGGTTCTGCACCTCATCAGCGTTCACGCCACCGGTCTGGGGCAAGTGAACAGTGCCAAGAGACATCATCGTGCGTTTTTCCTTCGGCCCCGGCTTGGCCACGCCACCGCGCTGACCGGTAGGCACCAGCGAAAGGGTCGAACCTTGACGCTCGATAGACACCGATGTGGTGGTGATACCCTGCTCACTGAAGTAACCCAACTCAGCCAAGCGGGTCGGTTGATGCGGCACATCGTTGAGCGCCAACGTCAGCGACTGAACGCTGAATGCATCGCCTTTAAAAATGTCAAGAGAAGCCATTTGATACTCCCAGGTTAGCGAACGATGACGTTCAACAGTTTCAGATCAGCGACAGCGTTGGCGTTGGAGCCAGTCAGAGCCGCACCATAGACCTCGCAGTTGCGAACGTGTGCCACTGCCTTACGGTCACCGGTGGCGGCTTCGCACTCCGTGTAGAGGACGCCAGCAGCAACCTCGCTACCGTCAGTACCAACATCGTCGTAAGGAACGTATTTGCCGGTTGCGGTCAGCTTCGACATAACAGTGCCGGAAACAAGTGCAGTACCTGCTTGGGTTACTGTCACTTCCTCACGGCTCAGAGTGCCATCGGCCTCAGAAACAAGGTATTCGCCAGTGTGGCGACCTTCGGTAAAAGTTACCATTTTTAACTCCTATATAAAGAATTGCGCTTTGCCCATACTTTTGAGCTAATGATCCCAGCCGTAGGGCGCGCATTGACAACCGGCTTGGTACTCTGAGTTGTATCAACCCCGGTTGTGTCATCAGACTTGGCCAGGAGTTCACACAGCGTTGATCTGCAATCTGCCAACGGAACACCCTTGGCAATCAACTCGGATGCCGTATCGGGGCACTTGGCCACCGTACACAGCGACGTAATTTCGCGCACTTCAGCGATACGCGCCGACACCTTTTCCAAAGTGTCAAGTGCAGTGTCAAGTGCAAGCGCCGGAGCAAGTTCCTCGATGCCAGCCGCAACAGCCAGCGCCTTGACCTGATCAGCAAACGGAACCGGTGCGGGCGCGGCGGGCTTCGACTCCACCAATTCAGTCTCAACGGCATCGACAGGTTTGAACAACGCCTGAATGTGCTCGGGCAAGTGCTCACGTTCAAACGACGCCTTTGCCGTAACGGCTGCGATCATTTCGTCAGCGAACCCAAGTTCAACGCATTCGGCAGCGGTCAGGTAGGTGTCGTTGGCCAACAGGTCGCGTACCTCTGTCTCAGACAAACCCGTGCGAGCAACGTATGTCGCGGTCAAGCTGTTGCCAATCTTGTCCAACACGTCAGCCATTTCACGCATGTCTGCGGCGTTGCCGTAGATAGCATTCAACGGGTTGTGGATCATCATAAAAGTGTTCTCAGGCATCGTGATGGTGTCGCCTGCCATAGCGATGTAGCTGGCGGAACTGGCGGCAATACCCATGACACACACGTTCACCGTGGCACCACATTTCTTGAGCGCGTTGAACATCGTCAATGCGTCAAAGACGGAGCCACCGGGGGAATTGATGTTCAGGCTGATGCTCTTGGCCCCAGCCTTGATTGCGTCCAGGCTGGTAATGAAATCCTTGGCGCTGACGCCCCAGCCGCCAATTTCGTCGTAGATGGAAATTACGGCAGGCGCATCACCAGCAGCAGCTTTAACCTCATACCATGTTTTACGCATTTGCGATCCTTCCGAATTGGTGTGAATTCTGGTTCCAAGTCAACGATTGCACTAACGGCAAAATTTCGCTAGTTTTTCGGCCAAGCCTCTTGCAAGGTCAGGGCTTGGTTGACCCATTCGTCAGCATGTCCTGCCAGCGTTTTAAGCTGGGTTGAACACTCAGTTGATACGACACTGAAGGCGCGGACTTTTGCGGTACAGGCATCGAGGTCACTGGCTGCGGCTCGCACTGCTGTCTCGGTTGCGATGCGCAGCCGCTCAAGATCAGTGCTATTGCTGTCACCATCAGCAGCAGCAGCGACAGCACGACTCTGCGCTTTAGCTTGCGCAGCGAGGACTCGCGCTTCCTGTCTCTCAATCGTTTGACGGCTAACCCGTTGAATGGCAATTCGTTCATTTGCATGCTCCAGTTTTAGGTTACTGACAGTCACTTCCTGCCAGTGCAGTCCACCACCAAATCCGAAAGCAGCTGCTAACAGATACGATGCTATGTTGAAATAGATATTCATATGGCTTTTATAATCAATGCAATCGACAACGCAGACCATTCAGCATATTTAATAATTGCTACGGCTATTACTGTGATATGGTATATGGCGTACACGTTCATAATGTGCTAACCATTGTCAATAAAACTGTCAGCAATAAACGCAACTTCAATATCGCTCTGGTCCTCAAAGCCCCTACGTTGAGGATTAAGCCCTCTGCGTTCATGCATTACATACTTTGTCGTTTTACGTCGTTCGACATTAACGTGATCTACATTTTCTGAATAACCAGCCTGCGCAAGTTGCTCACGAACTGCTGCTAACTGTTCACTAATTGAATGTGCAGCCAATCTTTCTTTACCGCGTGCAGCTAATATGCTCATACAACACCTTGTAAACATAAATCACGTTCTAACAACCTGCGCTTTGTTAACCCAGGAAGGGTTACTGAAAACCCGGCCACCTTTGCTTTATCCCAACGTAAAAGCTGGGTACACGCATCATGCAGTCTGCCGGTTGCAAGAAATCTTGCGGCAGTGGAATTACGTGTGTCACAGGCGACTTTTGTTCCGAGGTTGTAGGCAGCGTCGGAGAAGGCTGCGAGGACTTGTGGGGGTAATCCCGGTTGGCACTTTTCGACTTGTTCGATGACATGACTCATTTCCTTTGTAAGTAACGCCTTGCACTCAGGAATAGTACGAAAATCACCCATCTTCACACCAACTGTACTGCCCATGCATATTGTTGGTAACCCTGTAACGTCCTTATACGCATACTGCCTAAGCCCCTCGGCAGGTACTGTAATAGCCGTTGCAAGCGATAATACCAACGCCTTGCGTTTTGGGTCCATTATTTTCCACCTGTACGGAACATGTATATGACAGTACCAACAGCAGTTAATATAGGAGCAGCCCACTTTATGAAGCTACCAATAACCCCTAGCAGTTTGAAAAAGCTCTTGCCCATTCGCACGATTTCCAAAAGCTCTTGAAGGTCAGATTCAATGCGGTCCATGCGCTCATCACCGTCAACCAGTTGCTTCTTAACGGTAATGATGTCGTCGCAGCCGCCCTGGCACTCAAAGAGATCGAAGGGCTGCTTATCAGTAGCCCGCCGACCACCGCGCATTTCAGTTGATGAGTCAGCCATAAAAATCGTCCTCTAAATTGCCAAAGTCTGCCACCTAAAGCAATTTAGCAAAAACGGTAAAACTTCAGTTCAGCAGAACCAGCAGCAGCGCCTCGCTCTGGCGCTTACGTCTAGACTTTTTGCGTACCCGTCGCTCGGGTGTTACGAGAGGACCAAGCCCCCACTTGATGCTGTCCCCGGCAGGGATCGCGGGCGGTTCAGGCTCGTCATAGTCGGGCGCACCCCATGCGACCCCCCATGACTTGCCCCATGACTTGCCCCAGGCGCTGCTCATCTACGGACCCCACGGGTCAGCCTCGGTGCCACTCCCGCCAAACGGCTGGCCTTTGATTTGCGTCAAGTTGACCGGTATGGCTGTGGCTTGCAAGCTGGCGATGACGAGCGCTGCAATCTCGCTGGCGCTGGGTCCGGTGCTGCCGGAGGTACTGATGCCTTGCGCTTGCACGGGCACGGTAGAGCGCACGTTGACTTGGTAGGGTCCGAGAGTTCGGACAAAGGGGTTACCCCCACCTTCCACGAACAGATTGCCAACGAAGTCAAGGTCGTGGTCAGCCTCCATTGGGCGCACCCGCCACGCCCCCTGCAAGAAAAAGTACGGAGGGATAGACAGGCCGCCGCCCAGGTCGTCGCCGCCAACCTGCCGGAACACTGCCCCGTATTTGAGGCTGTCGGACGTGGCCAGCCAGTCGGCTGACCGGCTGTAAAGCTCGGTAGCCGTGACGCTAGCACTGTCCAGCACGATGCGCTTGTTGGCGGGGTCGAACAGGATCATGCTTTAGGCCGGTGAGTACACCCGATCCGACTCTGCCACCAGCGACAAGCTGATACCTTTGCTGCGCGTCAACATACCTGTGGCCACCGCAAATTTTCCGGTGCCGGGCTTGATGCCGATCAGCGTCACCGCTTTGTCAGTACCAGGGTCGCCGCCCAGTGTATCGCCGTCATAGTCAAACGTGAACGCGATTGACGCGGCGCTGATAGTGCCGGTGATCGGGGTTCCCGTGGCATCCTGCACAGTGATGGCCCCTGCTTCGCCATAGTCATTGCTCGCGCCTTCAGGGGCACTGAACATCAGACGGTACGAACTACCAGCGCCCACCAGCACGGAGTTGAAAGTCATAGCGCCAGCGGCTGTGTAGGGGTTCGTGCGCTTGGTGTTGGAGTCGTCATAGAACTCAATGCGGTTGCTGTCCGCAGACAAGATGTTGTCAACGTAAACAGACTGGCTAGTCACCAGCGTGTCGCCCACAAAGGCCAGCAAGTCAGATTGAATCTTCCCAATCTTCGTACCCGCTGTACCACCGGTATTGATGTCAGTGGCTTGGCGCAGCATGTACTGCACCTTGGCGTAAATCTGCTCCAAGGTGGCGTTGTTGCCGTTGATGATGATCTTGAAGTTGCGTGCCGTACCCGCGATAGTGCGACTCTGATTTGCGCTGTAGTAGGCTACTGTGATACCTGAGTACGGGGCACCTGACATCGCGGCATCACCTGTCGCTTTATCTGAGCCCAGCAATGCAAGAATCTTCAGGTCATCTTCGTTGGAAATCAAGAAGTTTTGCTTGTTCGCGCCCGTAGCAGTTGCACCAGTGTCAGCCAGCACGGAGGACTTGTGCTTTTTCCCGTACTCACGGCAAAAGGTTTTTGCATAAGTCCGCTTGTCAAAGTTGCCGTGAGTTGCGTCACCGAAAACCTTGATGCCAGCATTGAATTGGTCATCAAACGGAAAGTCCGTAGGCGCATCAGTCTCGGCCAAGTGGTAGTACGGCTGTGCTCCGGTATTGACAGCACCCAAGCCGACAAAGCCGGAAAACTGCTGCAACAGCACGCCAGCTGCGCTGTACTCTGACCAGCCGCCATCCCTGTTCGTATTGCGTGTCGTATCGTTCAGGAACGTCCAACCACTGAAGGTCGCGCCGTCCGTGCCGATCTGGAACTGACCTGAAAGTGCGTCGATGGCATAGCAGGGGAACGGGCTGTCCTGGTACGTAGAGGTTGCCCACAGGTCCACTAACTTGGAGTACA